GAGTTTGCAGAAGGCCTCGAAGTGTTCCGCCGTGACCGGCCAGGAGCAGCCGACGCGAAACGGGTACGTCAGCTCGCCTCGCATGTCGGCGATGATCAGCTCTGCAAGGTGCTGCGCCGAGCGGCAGACGATCAGGTTAAGCCGGCCGCCCCACTCCGTGGTGCAGTCCCAGACCAGGACCGGAGCGCCGGCCGGAATTTGCCGGAGTGTCCACGCGGTTTTTCCGGAACCCGAGGCGCCGACGACCAGGACGGCCGCGCCGTCTCTAGTGCGCCGGAGCGGCGGCGCCGGCCTGGTCGTTTTGCGGTGCGCGTTCCGGGAGTCGTGCCGGCCGATATCCGCCGGAGGGTTCCTTGCGCGCTTGGGCGATTTCAAAACCAACTCCCGCAATCGTCAGTAGGGCCAGGTACTTTGGAGGGATGATCATGTCCGGAAACCACAGCATCAGCGCTTTGGCGCACGCGGTGCTGAGCTTCGAGACCTCGGGAGCGGTGACCTTCCAGGCCGGGATTAGCGCGTTGCAGCCGGAGTCGATCAGCTCCGTGCAGATCATGGTGTATCCGGTCAGGACCTCCTCCGGAGAAGGTCCCGCCGGATCTGCCGTCTGCGGCAGCTCGCTGTGTAGAGGGTCGGTCGGCTCGATCGGCGCCGAGGCGACGGCCACGTGAACTTCCCGCTCCAGATCGGCGACGGTGTCCACGGCCGCTAGTCCAGGTCGATCAGGGTGCGCCATGCTGATTTTCGGGCTGCAGTACGCGCAGGTTGGTTCCCCGCATCGGCATTGCCACCCCCCGACGAGCTCCCCGACGCCGGCGTTGGCGCCGGCGTCCTCGCCGGCGCCGGATTTTTTTGCGAACCGCCCGTTGGCGCCGCGGATTCCATCTTTGCGTTGCACAGCACGTACTCTGTCACTGTTGGATTGCCGTCCGCACCGATGCGGCCGTGTTTCGGACACTCGAAGTAGTACTTGTCGGTGAAGACGGTGCGCCGGCCTTCAGTGCGCGGCCGGAACCGATACACCTTGCACGTCTCCGAGCACCCTTTCCGGTCACACTCGACCGTTCCGACAGGTTGGTTTTTGACCTTCACGCCGGCTGCGGCTCGACGGCCTCGGGATGCGCCTTGCGGAATGCCGCGCGGTGCTCGACAGACTCGGCCGCATGTTCTGCTGCGTCCCAGGCGATGCGATCCCGCTCCCGGTTCCACCAGTCACGAACACTCAGACCGATGATCAGGCCACAGGCAACCAGATACAGCTCTCGCATCTTTGTTTTCCTAGGGTTGGCGGATCGTCGCCAGAGTGCGGCGGAACTGAGCCTCGATCAGCGTCTGACGGTCGGCCAGGTCCTCAATGCCCAGCACCAGAGCCTGCACCAAAGGGAGCGCATCGGCGACCTGAGGAGCCGCGATGCGAAGCGCGGGGGATGGCTTCGCGGAACCCAACAGCTTGCGGATCTGGCGGCACGTGTTGACCAGGGGATCATCGTTGCTGCGATCGCGTGTGGGTTGGGGAGTGCTCACCCGGCGGAGCATCGGCGGATGGCGGGGCCTCGAGCAGTGCTCGATTTCACATTTTCTGGAGCGCTTCGAGAGATCTGTGGAGCGCGTCACGCGGAATTTGGTCTCCGAGTGACCCAGCACCACGCAAACCGGGCAGCGCGAGGCCTCGCAGCAGTGCGATATAGGCCGCCGGACCCGTGATGCCCAGCGACTTATCCTCCGTTATGGACTTAAGAAGAGCCGAGCACCACACGTAGCGACTGCCGTCGTGCTCGCCGCGACCCAACCAAATGACCTGGCCCAGGTCCTCGGGCTTCGGCTTCTTCAGCCGGAACAAACACCCGTAGGTGCGGGTGCGGCGGAAGCCACGCATGGCGCGCAGCCACTCGAGCAGCTCCGCGCCGCTCCACTGCAACATCGGCGGCGGCGGCTCACGCGGAGTGCCATCGCGCAGCGTGGCGGCTTTGGCGGCCTTATCTTGTGACTTGGTGACCGTCGCCGTGGCCGCGTATTTGATCAGCTCGCACAGCGCGCCCTTGACCACTCCCGGACCTTGAGCGAGCCGGCGCGCCCCACCGAGGTTGTAGTACCACTTGCGGCGGAGTCGCTCGTAGAGCTGATAGTCGCCCCGTGTCACCAGGATGACGTTCAGGTGCACGTTCCAATCGCGCGCGCTGCCGAGCGGCGCTTCCAACACACAGAGCGCGCCCTTTATTTCGGGGAATTCCCCTGACTGGAGGATGAGCCGGCGGAAGCGTTTGCAGATCGAGACCATTTCTTTCCGCAGTCCACCGGCGGGTGCGTTGGGAGTAGTGAAGACAACGTAGTGGAGCGCGTGACCATCCGCCTGTAGCGCCTCGAGCGGATCCAACACGCGCCGCGCGAGCCTCTGCGTCTCCTCGCGTGCATCGTCCGGACAAAGGCGAGAAAGGCCTGCCTTCTCGTCCCAGAGCACAACGGATTTGCCTTTCGCAAGCGAGTATCCCCAGGTGAACGTGTGGCGCGCGCGGCGAAGCCGCTCGACCACATCCAACACGTATTTGACGGTTTGTTGTTGTTGGCGCGCCTCGGGCAGCGCGCGTTGCTCCAGCACATCGGCGAGGGCCTTGCGCGTGGCCTGTCGGACGGACATACCCGGTAGTGCCAGCTCGAGTTGCTCCTGGGCCTCGAGGGCGGTGGGCGCCCAATGCGCGTAGGACTCCACCTCGCCGGTGTCCTGATGGTGGAACACCGAGCCGAATTCAACACTCTCGACCATCTGCAGTTGACGGTAGTACTCGCGCCGCTCGCGTTGAATATCGAGCGGCTCCCGCCGCCGCGCCGCCCCCTCCTCTACGCCGGTCACGTCCTGAGACTCGGAGGGGGCGGCGCTCGGCAATTCGGGTACGGCAGCGAGGGCGAGTTGCTCCAGCTCCTCGAGGGAGAGGCCTTCAGTGGAGATCGCGAGGGATTCTGGGGCGGCGGTCAAAAAGGTATGTACTCCCCGCTGCCGTCACACATTGGGCAACCATCGTAGAACGGTGGGCTCATGGGTCCGTCTCCCACAATTCCAGCAGGACCCGTTGCCCCTCGTTCCAGACGACAACTCTTCCGCCCAACAACACGTGGAGGGCAAATCGGCAGACGAACCAGACGGAGGTGCGCCAGCGTACCCGTTTACCCATCATGCGCCCTGCCCCTCCCCGAACACCCAGGCGCAGTGCCGACCGAACTCAACAGCCTTGCGCGCGGCGACAATCAGACGCTGGCGCTGTTCTTCGTGGAGGTGCGACCAGGGCACACGCCAGAGACTGGCCGGCAGAAAGCCCAGCTCGAGGAGCGAACGTTGCTCGGGGCCTGTTAGGGCATGTCGGCCGGTGCCGTCCCAGGCTTCCGCGAGGCGCGCGATGGAGTCCACCGATCGGAAGGCCTCCCCGAGCATGCGCACGCTCATGAGCGGTGGTCCTTGCCGGCCGGTGGCAAGGGCTCACACGTTGCGAGCACCGCCTTCCCCAGCCCGCTGCGGCGCTCCCAGGCGTAACCGCGGTCGATCCAGTCGCGCAGGTCGCCGGTGCACTTCGCGTGCGACGGCTCGACCTGGCACACCTTCCACGGCACGTCCGCCGTTCGCTCCAGCATCACGCACAGGACCCAGAGTGAGGCTTCGTTCATGAGCGATCCCCTTGTTGTTTTCGGGTTGTCAGTGACGCGGAGCTGCTGGTACCGATCGAGCAGCCAGATCAGGTATTTGCGGCGCCATTCCGGCCCCGCATTCGGGTGAGCGTTGGGGTCGAGCTTCAGGCTCATCGGGTCCACGCCGTCGCTCTCCCAGCGGAAAACGGTCCGCACGCTGACCTCGAACACGTCAGCGAATTGCTCGGGGGTGAACCCGTGGAAGATGCGGACGGCGCGGATGGTGGAGGCCGGCACTCGAGCCGGTGGAGCGGCGGGAGTGAGGGCCTCCGGGGCTGTCAAGGTTGCCCTGTCTCGATCCAGGGGAAGTCGCTGATGCGCGCATCGACCAGAGCACGCGTGATCACCTCGAATGCCTGGATGATCTGGTAGGCCTGCTCGTCGCGCAGCGCCTTGGGACGGTGCGGATAGAGGACGGCCATTGCGTCGCCGTGGGTAATCTTATCGGCGAAGCGTTTGAGGCCGGCGGCGCATGCCGGGTCCAGATTGAGGGTGACGGTGACGGTACTCACAGGCCCAGCTCCTCAGCCAGATACGCGCGCCGGCCGCGGTACCACTCGAGCAAGGTCTGATTACGCGATCCGCACGACTCCAGCTCCTGAAGGGTCGCGTCGACGCGGAACAGATCGAGGCTTTTTTGCACGTAATCGATCTGCTGATCGAGAGTGCGATCGCCGGCTTGAGTGCTGGCTATAGCGAACGGGGTCGCTTCCATGGTGGGTTACTCCAGATCTGCTCGATACCACTCGAGCGGCCGCGAAGGGGGCGGCTCCCCTGGATGTGGTATTCCCCGACCTCGCCCTGTCTGGAGCCTATGGCCTTGTGACGAAGCAGGTGGGGAACCACCCCGGCCCAGATCATGGGGTAACCCGGTTGACCGGGTCAAGGGGATTGCCGGGTTGTGGGGCTACCTGGGGCCGCGTACCGTGCGATCGGTCACGGGATCGATTGGTGAGGCTATGAAACTTGAGACGTCTGTAGAGCTTCTGGAGCGCGTACGCGCTGCGCAGGGAGTGAGCTGGTGGAAGCTGCAGGACGTGCTCGACGCCAGCGAGAGCACAGTGAAGAACTGGAAGCGGGGCCGGACCACCATCGATCGTAGGTTTGCGACGCGGATCGCAGAGCTGCTCCACGAACCTGCCGAGTACGTCCTTGCCTGCCTCGAGGCGGACCGGGAGCAGGATGCAGAACTGCGGAAGGTCTGGCGGCGGATCGGGGAGCGGTTCCGTAGCACCGCGAGCATTTTGCTCGTGGGTCTTGTTGGTGTTGGTTTCGGAGCCCTACCCGCTCAACAGGTTAGAGCGGCGGATCCGAGTGCTGCGACCATCAATAAGGATTATGGTAACTCACGGCGTAAGCTGTCTTGGTGGCTCAGGCTCAAGACCTTGGTCTCGCTGCCGATACGCATCGCACCATGGGCACGGATCCGCTCTACGGGGTTCCTGTCGAGGTGCTTCGTGCTCTCACCGGCGCCCATCTAACGACGGCCAAACGCTGGAAGCGAACCCGCCGATACCCGCGAGTTTTAGGACTCCTGATCCGGCTGTGTGTTGAGGGGCAGCTCGGCGCCATCGCACGCCAGTGGGACGGCTGGAGCATCCGAGGCAACAAGCTGGTGAGCCCCGAGGGGTGGGAATTCACCCCGGGCGAGATCCGCTCCATACCCTTCATGCATGCCCAGGTCGCCGCGTACCAGGCCCGACAGCGTTGCATCCAACAGGCTGATTGGATCGAACAGCGTTTTGTCGATCCGGCTGAGATGGACGCGGCCTAATAGCGCTTCGACGTACTACGCCGGCGCGGCGGCGATTCGGCGACGTTGGTCACTCGATCCTGCCAGCGCTCGAGGCCTTCGATTCGTCCGTTGTGATCGGCCCAGGCTTTCTCATCCGCATCGAGCCGCGTGGCCAGGCCCGCCATTGCGGGAGCCAGATCCGGCCGCTCGCTGAGCTTGACCAACACCAGATGCTCGTGCAGAAGCCAGCCACCCGCAGCGCCGATGATGCCTACGATCGTGAGCACCGAGGGGATTTTGAAATTCTCGCGGAGCCACCACCAGGCCGGGTCGACTCGCTTCAGGAGAGACGTTACCGAGCCGGGGTCCGCCTCGGTATCGCGCCTCATTTTTTGCGCTTACGGAAGCGTCCGCGCTTAGTCCGCGGTGGCAATCGACGTTTGGGCATTGAGCCGTGCTCCGGGGATGGCGCCCGCAGCGACCGCGATGCGCAACTGCGCATCCTTCAGCTCCCGGCGCGAGTTTTCGATAGCGACCAGGTCGCCAACGTCGTTCACGTTGGCCGGTCGGACCTTCAGGACCTTGAGACCGACGCCGCGACAGACCTCCTTGGCCTGGTGCGCGAGCACCCTTCCAGGGATAGCCGTGCGACCGACCTCCTCACAATCGACGATCCACCAGTGCGAGCCGGTAATGCCACTGCGCGGAGTCGTGCGCGGGTCGGGAGTCGGGTCGTGTTGGATGCGTGCGTTCACCAGCCACCATTAGGGTCGGAGAGACCGAAGTTAGGGTCGAGCGGCGCCGGCGCCGGCGCCGGAGTGCTGCTGGTACCGAAGATTTTGTCGTTGATCCAATCATCGAATCCCTTGCCGAAGGGATGCTGAAGCGCGTCCGCCGTGTCAGTCACGTCCTTTTTGAGCGCTCGATGAATCAGCAGGAAGCCGACGACGCCAACGGCGACCAGCAGCGTGTAGCCCCCCGCCGTTGTGCTCAGGAATTTCACTGGATCAGGTTGGAGCGCAACGCGGCGAGCTGCGTGGCGATGGTCGAGAGCTGCATTCCCAGCGCGTCGACGGCGTGCAGCGTGGCTTGCACCTGGCTAGGCGCCGGCGTCACCGGTACCACGGCTTTGTTGTCAACCGGAGTGTCAACCGGAGCGGGTGCGCTCGCGGCCGCAACGCCGGCGGCGACGGTGTCCGAGGTCGTCGCGCCGGCGACGGCCTCGACGGCCTCAATGGCGGCAGTGGCGATCGGCGCCACCTTGGGAGCGACGACCGAGAGAACGACCTCGGCCGTCTCGGCCGCGATCGGCTCGATTTTCTTTAGCATTTCCTGGAACGCAGCGGCGACCAGGTTGCGATGTAACAACGACATGTTGGGTTCCTTTGGCTAGGCGTAGGCCTGGTATAGATCACTCGAGGGGCCTGCGGCCGTGCCAGGCGTCCCACTCTCGAGATACGAGCCGGCGGAGCCCCCGCCGGCGGAGGGCGTGAACAGGTCATCACTGCGCAGCAGCGCCGGCAGATCGATCGCGGCTTGCTTGTAGCTGTAGGCCAGGAGACTCGGAGAGGCCTGCACAGGGTTGATCAGGGTCGCCGCGCCAACGATCGGTGTCGCGCGATCGAGTGCGATCTGGGACGGGTCCGTCGTGGAGCGATCGCCGGTAAGCAAGCCTCGGAACCAATCGGGGCCAACATTCGAGCCCAGCAGGCTGCGGATTACCACGTATCCGCCGACCGCAACTGCCGCCAACACGGCCACCTGTGACAGCTTCATGAGTACACCCAGTTTGCAATGTCGGAGAGCTGGTAGGGTTGCTCGCCGTTCTCCTGTTGAATGATCGCGGTAGCGAAGGTCGGCAGGACCGCAGTCACATCGATATCTTGGTACTGCCCACCCGTCTCGGGCGCGAGGCCCAGCGCGCGCGCGACGTTCACTACATAGGCGTCCTGGTCGGTCTCGGAATAGTCGCGGATGATCGAATCAACCGTGGTGAGACCACGCGAGGCCTTAGACCGCAGTACGTGACCGATGGCGCGCACGCCCTTGTCCGGTGAGACGAACTGCTCGAAGGTCGGATCATAGGGAATACCCAAGACGGCCTGGACCTGGTCGGCCGGAATGGAGCCATCCCACCTGATGTTGGTCCGCTTGATATTCCCCGGATTGTTGTTCCGGATACCGTGGGGGCCGTTCACCAGGTCCCCCACGTAATCAGCGAGAGCACCAACGGCAGACTTCCCGGGAGCGGTACGAGACCACACCCAAATACCAACGGCTGCCGCGAGCGCGCCCAAAAGGATGAAGGTCTGGGTACGCACACAGGTCAACTCCCGATGCAGGTCACGTAGGCGGAATCTGAGACATCAGTAGCGGCCCCACCAACCGCCGTCCGTTCGGTGACAGTCGCGGTCCCCGCCGCATTGACACTCATCGACAAAAGTGCGGCGCCGCCCTGGATCTGAGCGAAGCAATTCGGAGTGTTGGAATAGGCGACATTCCACGTCACGACGAAAACGCCGGCCGAGCTGCGCGAGCAACTCGTAACCTGAGCAAACGGGTCGTTGAGGATGGAGCAGCCACCCGCCGCCATGCTGATCAGCACGTTCGCGATTCGAATCGGCCCATTGCCGTTATTACTGACGACGTTGGCCTTCCCAGCGAAGGTGGTGAAGCCGGCACCTGTGACGTTGATCGCCGTGGCACCACCCGCCGACACCCGCAACGCTACATCGGTCGAGTTGCTGGTAGCCCCTGTATCGACCAGCAAGCCCAGCTCGTTACCGGCGCCGCCCTGCGGCGAGACGACCGCTGCCCAGTTACCGTGACCTGAGACGGTGGTCGTGTGACACGAGCTTGTCGTGTTGCTCCCGCCATTGGACGGACACGTACGGCCGGCCGTTGAGTTGACGGTCAATCCCTGCAGATTGAGTATCGACGGAATACCGCCGCTGGGCGCCATCAGGAGCGGCGCACACGCGGCGATCAGACCGACAAGGACCAGGCCAGCGCGCTTGCGAAGTAGTGTCAGCATCAGCTTTCCTCGAAGAAGTACCAGGTACACGCGGCCGCGCCGTCGTTTCGGATACCGAGAGCAGCCGTAGTGTCGAATTCTGCAAAGGTGCCGGGCTGCAACTCGACACCCTTGTTAGTAGCGCCGTCCGCACTGACACGGATTGAGTTCGGCGAGGTCGAGAGATTGCCGACGGTGACGCGCTTGCGCGACAGATTGGCCGGGAGAGTAGCCGTGTCAGTCGTCGCCGCGTTGATGCTGCTCTGTGTAGGCGCATTGATCGCCGAGCTGGGAGTGATCGATACGACCGCGACGCCGCTCACCGTCACGGCGTTGTTAAAACTCATGTCGTCGTCGCCGACGAACATGGTGACATTCTGAGCTAGCGCGCTGGTGAGACGCAGGAAGGTCCACTCCTCCCCGCGAGCCGCGGTGAACTTCGAGCCGGCCGGGATGTTGACGAACTTGCGAATGTTCGTCTGCCCACCGCGCACGCTTTTGGCCTCGAGGGTGACGCTCACGGGCGATGAGGCCTGGAGCAGATTAAAGATCCGCCCCCGGCCGAATGTGACCGTGGCGCCGGCGCCGACCGCTTGTGTTAAGACCTCGCTAGTCATTTCAGCCTCGGTACGACCACGATCGCTGTGGCGCCGATTACGAGCGCCCAAATGATCTTTGTAACAGTCTGGTCTGTGACCTGTTGACTCGATTGAGAGACTTGCGCGGCGATATCCTCGACCGCCGTCAAGGCCTTCGCGTTGGCATTGTTGGACGAGAGCAGCGAATCGGAATAGGCCTGAGAGGTCGCGTCCAATGCCTTTCCGGCGATGTATGTGTTCGAGTCGAGCGCCGAGCTTGCGAATCGACTTACCTTGTCCAGCGCGTTGCCTGCGAACGTGGACACCGAATCGATGGCGTCATGCGCGATGCCGTAATTCGTGTTGAGTGAGTTGCGCGTCACGTCCCCGACCAGCGCAAGCGAGCTGGTGTAGGCGTCCTGTGCGTGCGCGAGGCCGGCCACGGCCACCTCATCGCCTGCAGCCGTCGCGGCAGCGCCGAGCTGCAACGCCGCGAGGCCTACATCGGTCGCCGATTGAATCGCTCCGCCGTCGGTAATGTTGACTCGGACATTGTCGCTCCCATAGATCGCCGGGCCGGAAATGTTCCCGCCGGCGAGCTGGGTATTTGTGACTGTGGACGTGCTCTGAGTCGTCTGCGAATGAGACGAGCTACCGAACAGTCCGGAGAGCAGGCCCATTACCGCTTCCCGCCGCCTTTCGAGCCGTGTGCAGCACCGACCACGCCCGCGTGCGCCTTCAGATGCGCCTGAACGCTGGCAATGTTGGCGAGCCGTGGGACGCGCGAGGCCTGCGCCAGCATCGAGTGCGTATGGGGATGCACCGCGCCGGCCTGGCGCGCAGTCCCCACGGCCGGAGCTTTGACGAATCGTCCGATGGGTTTTGTTTTGGTCGGGAAGATTGCCATGTTGAGTTACCTGCGTAGAACCAGGACAGCCAGGAGAGCAATGACGACTAGGGTCGTCACATCGAGTCCCCCGCCGAGACCGCCGAGAGCGGTGCTGACGGGCGGAGCCGTGATCGGTTGAGTGGCGGCGTTGTTCGTGGCGCCGGGACTCTGAATGATCTGATTGTTGGTGATACCGCCGAACCCTTGCGTGAACGGCGTCGAGAAGTTTGACTTGTCGGTCTCGCTGCTGGTCGCTGCGGCGGAGATCCACCCGGAGCCGGATTGAGCGGACTGACTCTCACGGTCGCCGGAGCCACTGCCGCCAACGGTCTGGTCGTTCGAGTACCCTGCGCCGCCGGATTTACCAGGCGAGCCCGTGCCGCCGGAGGTACCGAAGTAGCTCCCGAGGGAACCGTAGAGGCTGCTGTAATCGTAGGCCACGGTGGCCCTACTTCTTCAGCAGAAAGACGGCCGCGACGGCGAGCAGCACCAGGAGCAGTGTTTTATTCCCGCTCGCTTGCAATGCGACGCCGGCGCCGGCCGGCGTCGCTCCATACTGCACACCCACGCCCGCCGGATAGCCGGACTGGTAGTAACGCGGGTCGTTGATCTGGTAGCCGCGCTGAATCGCCTGACTGTCGGTGTACGCGGTGACACCGGTCGAGAAGATTTGCGCGATGGCGCCGGCGATCTGGCCGGCGGAACTGCCGCTCGAATCGTCCTGCGCCGTGTTGTCGTTACCGTAGCCGCTTGGCATGTGAGCCCACCTCGAGCTGGCCCAGAGGCGCGCTTTACGCGCCCTGGCCTGCGGTTTGAATTACAGACTGCCCAGCGTCGAGTAGACGTCGGTGAAGCACGTGTGCGTCCCGGCGCCGGACTGCGTGAAGAGGAACTGATAGTTCGAGGGCGTGCCGTCTGGCCGTCTCGTCGGATAGGCGTCGCTTTGGTCGCCGTCCATCAGGGGGTCCCACACGTACATGTTGGCCTGTGCAACGCGACCGTAGTCCAGCTCGATGTAGCTGTTCAGCGCGGTCGCCACACTCTCGAACACGTCGAGGGAGTCACGCTTGATGCGCAGTGAGGTGAGCACGGTCGAAAAGATGATCAGTCGCTTGATCAGCGAGTTGCCCGAGCTGCCGTAGTTAACGTCTGCCTGGAATTCAGCGGCAGACGTGGCAACGATGGTCGTGGGAATCAGTGCGCGGATCAGCGGCAAGGTGGCCGGATCGAAGCCAGCCGCCGGCGACAAGGCCAACGGCGAGCGCAACTGCACCCACCAATCCTGTGTGGGAGCGACGCCGGCGCCGAGGTCGGTCTCGACGGTGAAGTCTGTGACGCCGGCCGCGTTGGTCACGATCGCCCCCAGCAATTGGCCGTGGATACTGCGACTGGTGGGCTCAGTGAAGTCAACCGTTAGGAAGCCGGCCGTGTTGTTCAGAGTGATGTAGCGCTGCAGGAGGTTGAGGTTACTCCCGCTGATATCCCCGAAGGTCACTTTGCCGTTCAGCCGCACCCTGATCGCCGAGACGTTGGCGATATTGTTGCCGCCGCCGAGCACCAGGAAGAATCGCTCAATCACGTTGCCGAGCACGAGTTTCGAGGACGCGACAGCGCGCGAGCTGGCGACCACGTTCTGAAACGGCTCGCCGTGACGGATGAATTGCATGTTGGTGACCTTCGAGGGTTGGGTTGCGGGTGATCAGGCGCCGACGACGGCCGCACGCACCGCAGGGACGCGGAAAACGAGCGCGATGGCGACGACAGCGACGAGACCGGTGACGAGATAGCCTTTCATGTGAGCCTCAGTGTTGTGTGACAAACACGGCTCACGCTAGAGGGCGTTCCGGAACGACCGGAAGGCCTCGCCGGGGAGTTCCGGAACCAACGAGTTAGTTTTGAGGACTAGTTCACGTTTGGCGCGTGAACTGCACCACACCGCGCCGCACGGCATGCGTACGCATATCCCGCTCGATGTACTCGAGGTCCTGCAGCCCCGTCACGTCCTCGAGGGGGACGTCCAGGCACTCGGCCATGTAGCGCCGGTCGCGCGCCGTGTTCATGCGGCCGCAGTGGATCACGGCGCAGTTACCCAAGATAGTCTTGTCACTCTCGGCCGGCCGTTGTGTCAGAGCGAACACGCGCCCGCCTCGGTAGCGATTCTTGCGGCAGATTTCCCCCCACGCGGCCGGCGCTTTCGCCGGCGAGGTCACATCGGCCAGTTCCTCGATCACCAGGTGATTGCCGCGCCGGGAGCGGATCCAAACCCAGGCGAGTTTGCAGAAGGCCTCGAAGTGTTCCGCCGTGACCGGCCAGGAGCAGCCGACGCGAAACGGGTACGTC